AGTGTGGCCGGTGCGCCGGATCGTTTCCAGCACCCGGGCGGAACTCTTGGTGGAGGCCGACCAATGGCACGCGGCGGCGGATTTGTTCGCCCCGGTGCCGGACGGCCCTATCGCGGTGGCGGTGGAGGATTTCTACGGCCTCGGGGCGGCCGGTGCGGCGGCGGTCAACCTGCCGGACGGCCGGACGTTGGTGTGGGGGGACGTGTTCCCGACCCGGGGCGAGGCGTATGCGTGGGCGGCGTTCACGGTGGCCCGCCGGGAGGGGTGCACGGTCCTGGTCGGGGGGTCCCTGTCGCAGGCCGAGGCGGCCGACGCGATTGGCCACGCGGTGCGGGCCTGTGGCACCGCCAACACCTACGCCGGGTTGCCGTTGGTCCGGGCGTTGGTGCGCACCGGCCGTCTCGTGCACTCGGCCGACGAGGCCATGACCGCGCAGGTGGCCACGGTGCGGGTGGTGCCGACCTCTAGCGGCGGCCTGACACCGGCGCACCGGGGCGTCCGGTCCGACCTCCTGCGCGCCATGGCGTGGGCGGCGCACACGGTGGCGGAACCGGTGGTGTCCCCCCTTGAATTCTTCGTCTACTGAAAGGGCGTTTACGCATGAGTAACCCCCGCCCCTCGTGGGTGTACCCGCCGGGGGGCTACACGGCCGTTAGCCCCCGTTTATGCAGGTCTGAGAGGGGTTTCTAGCCATGCCCACACCTGTCCGCGCCGCGCGGCCGTCCCGCGCGCCGGTGTCGGCCCGGAAACTTGCCGGGTGGAACACCACGCCCGGCGCCGGAATCCGGCCCCGGTCCCAATGGGCGTTCCTGACCGGCGATGACTACCCGGCCACGCCCTGGCCCGCCACCGAATCCGAGGCCATGGGACTACCCCCGTTCGGGCGCGGGGTGGCACTCCTGGCCAACGCCATTGCCGGGACCAACTGGCACGCCGCCCGGTGGGACGCCTCGGTGGGCGTCTCGGTACGCCTGCCGGACCAACCCGCCGTAGTGACCGACCCGGACCCGGAAAACACCCCGTGGAATTACCGGTGGGCGGCGGTTGAGGACCTGATTCTGTACGGCAACCATTTCGCCCTATACGGGGACCTTGACTTTCGCACCGGGCGCCCCGCGTGGTTAATGCCGGTGCCCGCCGATTCCGTATGGATCATGCAGGACCCGGCCGATTCGTCATGGTGGCGGTGGGTGCTCGGTGGTGTCGAGTTGGCCCCCGGTGACCTATTCCATTCCTCGGCCGGAAACCGGTCCGGGGAAATCCTCGGGCGTGGGGTCCTCGGCCAATATGCGGAATGGCTAGGCGGGGCGGTGGCGGCCGAGACACATTCGGGCGCCTATTTCGCAGGCGGCGCCCTGCCCCCGGCCGTGTTGCAGTCCCCCTCGGTATTGACACAGGAACAAGCCACCGACCTCAAAACCAAATGGCGGGAAATGACCAACACCCGGGAACCCGTGGTGTTGCCCGCCGGTTATGTCCTCACGCCCGTGGTGTCCAATGCCGAGGATGCCCAATTGGTGCAGTCCCGCCAATGGAACGCCGCCGCCGTGGCCATGATCCTCGGAATTCCCAATTACAAATTGGGACTGTCCGGGCCGTCCATGACCTACCAAAACGTGGAAATGGCCGATATCGAATTTGTCCGCGATTCGGTGGACCGGTACGGGGAACCCCTCGGGCAGGCGTTCAGTAAGTGGCTTTTGCCTCGGGGCACGTCCCTGGAATGGGACTACGCCGGGCGTATGCGGGCCGACCAATCGACCACCGCCAGTGTCCTGACCACCTACACCGGCGCCGGGATTCTGACCAAGGACGAGGCGCGCGCCGCCATTGGCCGCCCCCCGTTACCGGATCAGGTAACACCCGAACCGGAACCCCCCGAACTAACCCCCAATGAAATCGCGGCCGGTGGCGCCATGGACGCGCCGCCCGATGAGGTGAGCACTAATGACGGAATTACTGATTAACCGCGCCGCCCCGGCCCTGGAACCCATCGGGGACGGGTGGACGGTGGAGGGAATCGCGGTGCCTTACGGGGTGCCGCACCGGGTGAGCGATGACGGAAAGACCCATTACCGAGAGGGGTTCATGCCGGGCGCATTTGGCCGGGACGTGGCTAAAGGCGGCCGGTGGGTAAACCTCATGCTTGGCCATTTCGGCGATGAGGGGGACCGTTACCTAGGTCGGTGCGTGGGTTTGGGCGAGGAACCGGCCGGATTGCGCGCCACATTCCGGTTGGACCGCACACACCCACAGGCCGAGGCCGCCCGCGCCGGTGAACTGACCGGGTGGTCGGTCTCGGCCCGGGTCTACCGGTCCCGCACCGAGGGGCCGACCGAGGACCGGACCGTGTGGCGTGAGGTGTGCGGCCTGTCCCACGTGGCCGCCACCGCGCAACCGCAGTACGCCGGGGCCGGGGTCCTCGTGGCCCGGGAACACACGGTGGTCAATGACCCCACGCCCACGCCGCACCTGGACGCCCTCAAGGCGTGGCTAGAGGGATTGCCGGACCGTGGGCACCATTAGGCACGCGCATTCCTCGTCCCTCTATTCGGAAACCCCGCAATCCCTGGCCAACCAACTAGACCGGGCCATAGCGGCCGAGGACCCGGACGCCACCGTGTTGACCTTTACCGAGGTGGGTTCAGATAACCGCGCGGCGGTCCTCAAGAATGCGAATGAGGGGTGGGCGGCGTGGGTGCCGGGGCAAACCGATATCGGGATCATGTGGCGGAAAGCGGACTACTCCCCGATATGGAAAGAGGGCAAGAAACTCACCGATAAGGTCTGGACGGACGGCCATGGGCGCAAACATGAGACATGGGCCGGAACCGCATTCCTGGAACATTCGTCCGGTAAAACCCTATTCCTCTCGGTGTGCCACCTCCCGAGTCACGTACAAAATGGGGATCACTTTTACGATAATGCGCAGTCGAAAGCGTGGAAATCTGCGGTTAACGGCTGGAATGACTATTGGAACAATAAGCGAAAGGCCGACCACCCCGACACCGGGCTAATCGTGGCCGACTGGAATATTGACTTTCATTCGTCCCATTGGATGCAATACGTGGCCGACATATTCCCGTCCATGTTTTGCACGTGGGCCGGGGACCGGGAACCGGCGGCCGATAAGGGCACCCACGGCAACCGCCTCATTGATGCCACCTGGACCACCGGGAAACCGTCGAAAGCGAAACTCCTAAAGGATGACGCCTCGTCCGATCACCGGCCCTATGGGGAGGCCATTCCGTGGTGACCCCCCTCGTGGCCACGTGGGCAATCCTCCTGGCCGCCGGTATCGCCGGTTTCGGCCTCGGGTTTGGGTTGGTGTGCGGCGCATTTGTGGCCCGGACGTTACGGCGATACATGGCCACGGAGGGTTTACTGCCGTACGGCCGGGAGAGAAACGGGAAATCGGACGGGAATGGGCACGGCCTCTAGACGCCCCCAATTAGCGGGCGTACGTTCCGAATTGCGAACCGCCACCCGGCGCCCGGATTACCGGCCACCCCGTCCCGAACGGCCACCCCGGAATCTGACGAATCAGGGCTAGCCGCCGCCCGGTCGATTATCCGACCGACCCGAGGGGTTGACATGGGCGCCTACCTGGACCGCCTGAATTCGCAGTATGACGAAATCCGAGAGGGCATTGACGCGGTGGTTAACCGCGCGGCCGACGAGAACCGGGACGTAACCGACACAGAAACCGCGCAGGTGGACCGCGATAAGGGCCGCCTCGCCGAATTGACCACGGCGATTGAGCACTATTCGGCACTCGAAACACAGAATGCCAAGGTCACCGAATTGCGCCGCACGGTCCCGGCCGCGCAGGTCACCCGCACCGCGCAGGACAAGGAACCCGAATACGATATTGCCCGAGACTTCCCGTCGATTGGCGATTACGCCGTCACCGTGCACCGGGCCATGGCCCTACGGGACCCCGAGGCGCGCGAAAAACTGGAACGCGCCACCGCGCATCAAATGCTGGCCGATAACCCGGGAATCGTGCCCCGGCCGGTCCTCGGCCCGGTCCTAAACACCATCAATAACGCCCGGCCCTTTAT